TATAACAGACGAGGAAGGGATGAACTAAAGTTCATTGACTTCACAGCTGCTGCCACTCTGTGGACAACAGCTGGAGTAGTAGGACTACTCAACGGAGTAGCACAAGGAACTGACTTCAATCAAAGAATTGGAAGAAGCACTACCATGAAATCCATCTTATTTCGCTTCAATATTGAAAAGACAGCCACAGATAGTGAGGGCAATACATGCAGAATGATCTTATTCTATGATGCACAAACTAACGGAGCTGCACCTGCGGTCACAGACGTACTCGCTACAGCTAGCTACCTATCCCCCATGAATTTGAACAACCGTGATCGTTTCAAGATCCTGGCTGATTGTTACCTTCAAACAAGTGCTTACGACGGTGGTGCACCGATCGTGGCAGGAACTTTCACCGAGCATTGTAAAACAATATATAAGAAATTTAACATGGAATGTCAATTCAGCGGGACTGCGGCAACAGTAGGATCCATATCTACTGGTGGTATTTTTGCACTCTTCATCTCTAGCGAGAACAACACACTAGCCTACGAAACATACTCACGTATAAGATTTACGGATAAATAAAATTTATTCATCAATATTTGGATTTGATAGATTGAAAACATTCATAAACTTTTCAATATGCACAACTTGCAGTCGTGCCTCCAATGTACTCAACCTTCCGTCCATTGCAGCTTTAGGATAACACTCGGAGAGGGAATAGTTGCTAAGAATAATCACGGGGATATTCTTACACTTCAAGTATTGAGACCCTTTCTTCCTCAGGGTCATTTTACTACCCTGAAGGAATTCATTCATCCATTGTAAGGTCTTCTGGCCCTTAAACTCATCCATGACTGCAAGGTCATAATCATCATCATATGCGTCGTAAAAGTCTTCCGTTACCGGTATATGATACACGGATAGAGATTTCTCCAAGTGTTCTATCAACGAAGTCTTCCCACGGTTCCTCTCCCCATATATGAACAACTGCGCTTGCTTGAACCGGCGCGATGATCGGATATTCGCCGTTATCCACTGCGCGATCTGAAGATCAGCTTCGTTTAGTCCATCAGTTGTGGGTGCGGTATAGTCTTCTTTTTCTTTCCTATGCTTGAGAAGACGAACCCACGTACCGTATTCCTCCAACTTCCTTTTGTTGATCATCACGTACCCCGGCTCATGTTCATTCACCTCCTCCATACTCTTTCCATCCATGAGCATCTTTGCAACGGTCTCATTCTTCGGAGCCTTCTTACTCTTGATCGACTCCACATCCAAACCTTTTGCTACGTAGCAACCTCCTTTAGTCACATATTCTACCGACCCTCTAACACTCTTTGCTACCTCATAGCTACCATGCTTGCCACCGATGAAGTCGAAGCAATCCACGGATTTGAAATTCTTTCTCTTGTGAAACGAAAGGTACACGTGTAAGTGTGGAGTGCCGTCGGCATGATTCTCCTCACACACTATGTAGCCTTTCATCTCTGCCTGGTACCGGTGCTCGATTCTCTGTGCAGCTATCTCCTTCTTGGTGTCGCATTGCGGAAACGTGAGTATAAAATTCCTTCCGTTCCTCCTGAACTGGGTCTTCTTCGGATTCTCTGTCGGCGCCTTCGGCTTCTCCAGAGTCTCATCCTCATCAGACACGGGACCTTCTAAGCATAGAAGTCCGGCGGCATCTAACTCCTCCTCTGGCGAGTACATCTCCTGATAGCTTGTGCTATGCAGTGGTGAAGTCATTTTTTTGCTAAGTGTCAGGACGCTTGGACGCTTAGGGGCGCTGGTAATATTATAGCGCCCCCCTGCGTCCGTCTTATATCCGGTTGTCACCAGGATATCCCTGACATGTGTCAGAGTTTAAATTATTTCCCCTCGCAGGAAAAGTGTCGTACGGCTATTTATATTTTTAGAATATTTATTCTATACCGGGTTTAATCCGAGCGGATACCGGATTTGTACGACCGGATACCGGGTTTGTACGTATACGGATTCGGCATTGTCCGAGGGCTAAGTGGCAATGGCACGTGAACCGCACCTACGGGCTTGCAGCCCTTCGGAGCTCTCACAAATTTGATAATATCCGATGGGAGTTGTGTTAACGTCGGCTTACGCTGTGGTTATGTACGGATGGGAGAGCATCGGCTGCGCTGGGTACAGACTGCGTCTGGACACCCAGCTACGCGATTGCCTACCCGCATCCTACGTCCGATTAGTAAGTATTGTTTGCGAGGAGATTGTGTGGCCAGTCAGTTCTAGTGTTGTGCTACAAGATTTATTTATCTTCATAATAAAAAGCAATTTGAGCATCAATAACGGAGCTACCAGTTGCACTAGTATAAGCATAATATAGAGCTCCGGTAGATTGATTTGCGATAGTACCAGTTGGTCCTTTAAAAACGGTTGGGAGATTGATTTCAACAAAATCCGTAAGAAAGGAGACGGGAGGTGAGGATACTCCACCGGTGGTTACTGTACCATGACAAAAGAACCACTCTCGAAGGACTTTAAATCGAGGCGAAGAGTTGTATGCATACAGAGCTGAAACAAGAGCAGAGCCATATACATCAGTTACTACAGGTAACGCACCAGTGGGTTGATAATCATATATAAGAGCTATACGAACAACATCGAATATTTGGGGTGCAGGAGTAGTGGCTAGATAAGACATAGCACGGATCTCAACGAACTTGATGAATATCTCATTTCCGATACGATTATTGGTATCGGTACCAACATTAATACCTGTCAATGTTGTAAACGTTGTAGTAGCTGCTGCTGGTGAAGCAAATAATGTAGATAATCCACGGTTGAGAGTTGTGAGAACACCAGGTAACATGTCATTGATTTTGACTCCATGTTGATCAATAAATTTAGGACGTGACATCAAAAGACCGGGATGAAAATTCAAATTTATATAGAAAACAGATTCACAGAAAAGCTTCCATGAATTTTCTAACGGCTCTTTATGCGAACGCTTGTCTATAAAACAGAAATCATTGGACAGGACGCAGTTAAGTATGCAGTCCGGCGCCGAAGACATTAAACCCAAAACCCCAAAGAAAAGGGCACCAGTTAAAAGACAAGCATCAGTTGCATTTGAACCAGAATTTAAACCTGCTTCATCATTATGGTCAAGGGCACCGTCAAGACTGTCACATATACCTCTGGATCTAGAAGAGCTAACGCAGCACGTGCAACTGTTGCAAAAGCGCGTCAAATCCTTAGAGGAAGAATGGCTTCAACTCCTAGAGCGCCTCTCAGAACCGGAGGATTCTACGGAGTTTATAACAGACGAGGAAGGGATGAACTAAAGTTCATTGACTTCACAGCTGCTGCCACTCTGTGGACAACAGCTGGAGTAGTAGGACTACTCAACGGAGTAGCACAAGGAACTGACTTCAATC